CTCAAACTGTCCGAAACTCTCAAGCCCCCTACTCCCTAGAGCAGATTGGGGTCCTCAAGTATCTCTGTCACCGCTACGGCTACGACCCCTCTAAAATCACCTTCCAAGCCCCTGTGAACGCCAAAAACATGTTCCCTAACCCAAGACTCAAGGAACTGGGAACGTGGCACAGGGGCGGTGCTGGGCACGCTAACGATGCCATCCGGCATGGTCTGCTAAGGCTGGTCAAGGAAGGCTGGGTTCCTAGGGCCCTCCTGAAAGATGCCTAACAGAAAAAACTAAAAAACTCCGCACAAGCTGTTAGGCATGTGCTACACTGAAAGACGTAACGACGAAAGGATGGCAAGTTGCCAGTTCTGATAGACCTCGACAACGACAAGTCGCACATTCAAATTAACTGCGACTGGCGGTACAAAGAACTTTGTAAGAGCATCCCCGGGTCTTCTTGGTCAACCCAAGAGCAGGTTTGGCGTGTCCCTCTATCGTGGACAAGTTGTCTAGCCCTGCGCTCGACTTTCACCACCGACCTTGAGATTGGCCCAGAACTAGTTGACTGGGCGACCAAGTATCTCAACAATATGGTTGACCCCTCTCTAGCCCTCCGTGAACTTGAAGAGTACGAGGGTGACGAAGACCTTTTCCCCCACCAGCGTGCAGGTGTTGCGTACCTCGCAACAGCCAAGCGTGCTCTCCTCGCAGACGAGCCGGGTCTAGGTAAGACCGCTCAGGCCATCCGTGCGCTGAAGCGTCTGAAAGAGCAAGGCGAGGATGTTTTTCCGGCTCTTATTGTCTGCCCCAACACACTGAAGAACAACTGGGCCCGAGAGTTCAACAAGTGGTGGCCCGAGGTGACAACTCAGGTTGTCAAGGGGACAGCAGCAAAGCGGAAGAAGCAGTTCGAGACAGCAGTAGAAAGCAACATTGATGTCATCATCATCAACTGGGAGTCTCTGCGTACCCACTCACGACTGGCCCCCTACGGCTCGGTCGCCCTTACCCGATGCTCAGAATGTGGAGGACATGATGAAGGAGTTAGCACCAACCGATGCGAGGTCCACATCCGAGAACTCAATGAGATTGACTTCAAGGCCGTCATCGCAGATGAGATTCACCGTTCTAAGGACCCAAAGTCTAAGCAAACTCGTGCGCTTTGGTCAGCGTCGGGCGATGCGAACATTCGATTTGCGCTCACCGGGACGCCGATAGCTAACAACGTTGTTGACTTGTGGAGCATCCTGCACTGGATTAGCCCCAAGGACTGGCCCAGCAAGACGAAGTGGATTGAGCGAATGATTGACACGATGCTCAACGCTTTCGGTGGGATGTTGGTTCTTGGAGTAAAGCCTCACATGCAGGACGAGTTCTATCGAAGCATCAATCCTCACATGCGACGGATGTTGAAACAGAAGGTGCTTCCTTGGTTGCCAGAGCAGATTCACGAACGCCGTGACATTGAGATGTCTACGAAGCAGAAGAAGGCATACGAGCAGATGCGTGACCTGATGCTCACAGAGTTGGAGTCCGGTGACGTTCTCACTGCTCCCAGCATTTTGACGCAGACCACTCGTCTCAACCAGTTTGCAAACTCTTACGCAACGATGGAAGTCAACGAGACAACAGGAGAGATGAAGGCTGTTCTCGCAGAGCCCTCGTGCAAGGTCGATGCTCTTATGGCGGACATCAAGAGCGGAGACTTCGGTGAAGACTCTGTTGCTGTCTGCGCCGTTTCTCGTCAGCTCATCGAACTTCTTAGCGCAGCGATGACGAAGAACAAGATTGAGCACGGTCTGATTACAGGAGCGCAAGACGAAGACGAACGTCAGAAAGCTATTGACGACTTCCAAAGTGGTAAGACAAAATGGATTCTGTTCACCGCTCAAGCAGGAGGTGTCGGTGTGACTTTGACTGCTGCTCGTCGGTTGGTGATGCTCCAACGCCCGTGGTCTCTCGTAGACCACAAGCAGGCGGTGGACCGAGTACACCGTATTGGCTCTGAGATTCACGATTCCGTCATCATCACGGACTATGTGACCGAGGGGACTATTGAAGAACGTGTTCTGCAGGTTTTGGAAACCAAGGCAGACAACTTTGAGCAGGTCGTCCGTGACAAGGACCAACTGCTTTCCATCCTCAAGGCAGACAAGGCAGGTAAGTGATGAGTGGCGTTGTTCGACTTTCTAACTCTGAACTACAAACGTTCAAAGACTGCAGGCGCAAGTGGTGGTTGCAGTACTACCGACGGCTTCAACCCAAGTACAAGGACGTAACTGGTGCCTTGGCTCTCGGTAGCCGAATCCACGAAGCGCTAGACCAGTACTACTCAAAAGGAGTACCCCTCCTTGAGGCGCACTCAAACCTTGTCAACGCTGAGAAGGCTCTCCTTCTTGAAGAGTTCAAAGATGTATCAGAACTTGAGAAGGAAGCAGAGCTTGGACACATCATGCTCGACGGCTACCTTCAGTGGGTCGAAGAGAACGGCATTGACGCTGAACTTGAGATGGTCTCGACAGAAGAGCAAATCACTGCTCCGCTCTTCAACGGGGAAGTCGAACTGACAGGCAAGTTAGACATGCGAGTTGTTCGCAAGTTGGATGGAGCCCGGATGTTCCGTGACTTCAAGACCGTCGGTGGGTCACTTAGTGACTTCGCCAATCTCGCTCCGATGAATGAGCAGATTATGACTTACATGCTTCTCGAATCCACTAAGGAAGACGAGAAGAATCGTTCTGACGGTGGCATCTTCACCATGCTCAAAAAGGTGAAGCGCACCGCCAATGCACGGCCCCCTTTCTACGACCAGATTGAGGTCCGTCACAACATCTTCACCTTGAGGTCCTTCTGGGACCGCATCCACGGCACCATTGCTGACCTAATGCGGGTTCGCAAAGCCTTGGACGAGGGGGAGAGCCCAGCGTTCCATGCGTACCCACGGCCTAGTCGTGATTGCAAGTGGAAGTGCCCTTTCTTCAACGTCTGCACATTGGTTGACGATGGAAGTGCGGCTGAGCAAGCAATTAGCGAAATGTTCGAGGAGGCGGACCCATACGCCTACTACGGAACACAAGAAACAAAAGGAAGCGAGTGACGCATGAGTGAAATCCAGCGGTCTCTGACCGTCATGGTGTATGGCGAATCAAAGGTGGGTAAGTCCTCCTTCGCCGTCACAGCTCCCTATCCGAGACTCATGCTTGACGTTGAGGGTGGACACAGGTTCCTCCCTATCAACGTGAAGTACTGGGACCCGCTTAGGGAAGAGCCTCCTGTTGCTGATGGCACTTGGGACACCTGCGTGGTTACGGTTCGTGACTACGACACGGTTCTCAAGACCTACCAGTGGCTTCAGGCTGGCAAGCATCAGTTCAAGTCCTTGATTATCGACTCCATCTCGGAGTTGCAGGTCAAGTGCATGGACAGCATCGCAGGCAACGAACAAATGAAGATGCAGCAGTGGGGCGAACTCCTTCGCCACATGGGCGGTCTTCTTCGTGACCTTCGTGACCTCACGATGCACCCGACCACACCGCTTGAGGCTGTTGTTCTCACTGCGATGTCTCGGGTGACTCAGGACGGAAAGCACCGTCCTTACCTACAGGGGCAGCTCGCCATTCAGGCACCGTACTTCTACGACATTCTCGGTGCCCTGACTATCGAGAACTTCCCCAACGAAGACCCACTTCAGCCCCCGCACAAAGTTCGCCGTATGTACGTCGAGCGCACAGCGGACTACGAGGCGGGAGAACGAGTTCAGGGACGACTGGGCTCTGTCGTAGAACAGCAGAACCTCAGCATTGAGGTAATGCTGGACACCATTTTTGGCCCGAGGCAAAGTACTCAGGCTGAAAGCACCAACAACAAGAAGAAGGAAGAGGTATCAGCATGAGCACCCTCAACTGGTCCGACCTCATCAAGGATGCAGGCGAGACCAACAACAATTATGAACCGCTCCCGGACGGGGACTACGAACTCGTAGTTGTCGAGGGAGTCGCCAAGGTCACCCAATCGGGTAAGACCATGTTCAGCGTCAAGACGCAGGTTGAGGCTGGTCCTCACGCCAAGCGCCTTGTCTGGGACAACCTCGTTGTCTCTCCCGACAACCCAACGGCACTTGGCATCTTCTTCCGAAAGATGTCAGCTATGGGTCTTGGCAAGGAGTTCTTCGACTCGAACCCGACCAACGCTCAGATTGAGCAGGCTCTTGCCGGTCGTAAGTTCCGTGGTCAGATTGGCTCTCGGACCTACAACGGTCAGAAGCGCAACGAAATCAAGAACTACTACCCAGTTCAGACGGCTGCTGCTCCGCAGACTGCGGCTGCTCCGGCTGCCTCACCAGCTCCCGCAGCGGCACCACCGCCTCCTGCGGCACCGGCACCGACTACGGCTGAGTCGGCTCCGAGCGCAGCACCTGCTGCACCCTTCTAAGCTGTATATACACCCCGTATATACACATAACGAATGGTTAGAGGAGCCGTCCAGTCTTCGGATTGGGCGGCTTCTCTGGTTATGAATAGATAAGGACAGATATGAAGGTACTGATTACAGGTTCCACAGCCTCTCAGACCACTTTCGGTAAACCGACTTTTGCAAACTTCCTTTACGAGTCTCTAGTACACGCTGACGCAGACGTTACGTTTGTTCTAAGGCCATCTGTAGACATGTCGATGGAAGAGCTTGAGCAGTACGACAAAGTTCTCGTAGGCATCGCTCCTCCCACCAGCGTCACTGCTTACAAGGTCTACCCAGCATTTGCCATCGCTTACAGAGCATGGAAACTCGGCAATCTTGAGATGTTTATTGACGCCCCGGAGCCGCACAAACTTCAAGCGTCGATTAACTCTTGTCGTACTGGGAAGTCAGACCTGACGAAGGATTTCTTTAGCAGAAGGAAAAACTATTCGGACTTTGTAGCTAGCAACCAGCTGCAGAACGAGGTCAACGGTTTTATAGCGTTTCTTCACAGTAAGAAGTGGCCTCACACTTACTACCCAGCGTTCCCGTGGTCGGAGAGTAGGACTATCTACCAAGACAGCTTGGTCATGGGTGCAAACAGTCTTATCTCTCTTGTTCCAGACAGTTGGCTGTTTGAAAAGAACTACGTCAGTACGGAGAACGCAACCCAGAGCAACTACTGGACAGCCGACGCAACCAACACGGTTTGGCTTAGGAGCACCAGAGAGCAGCTGACCCAGAAAGTTGTCCTTGCTCAAAGTAAGAGGTCTGAGACAGAGCAAGACGTAATTGACAGAGTTCGAGGGTCTATTGGTTCTCTCATCTCGGTCTACCGACAGGGGCAGCCTTGGTGGTCCCCGCTGCTCGCTCAGTCGCTCAGCATGGATGTGCCGGTCATTACGGACTGGAGGCGTACCAGCCACATGGGAGCGGAGTGGTCTTATCTAGCGACTTCCGTCGAGGAGATGAGTCACACCGAAAGATACGAACTTGCCTCGTTCCAGAAAGAAAGTTATATGAACAACATTCCGACATGGGATGAGGTTTCCAACGAACTAAGAGGGATTTTGAGCGGAGACATCATCGTCTCTTCCTCGAATCCTTTACTTCCATAACCCCAACCAGTACAATCAAATAAGAAAGGAGCCAAAATGGGCAACCTTGATATGAAGTGGATTAAGGAGCAACTGCAGGCTGCTCGTGTAAGAAAGCCTGTAGGCGACGCAACCATAAAGCTCATCGAAGTCTTTGACGAGATGGAACTGACAGATGAGCACCGTGAAAAAGCAATCGAGATGTTCTCTAAGCTGGCCCTAGGTCACGCTTTTGTAAAGGATAAGAAAGGCGAAGTCTGGATTCCAGCACGCCCGGGAGATATCCGAGTCTCGGAGATTGTTCGTGTTAGAGCAGACGCTTTCTCAGGAGACATAGGGACTCTCCACAACGGACGCCAAGGCGTAGTTGTGGGTGTTCGCTACGGTGATGTCATCATCAAGAGCAACGACGGAAAAACTCCTACTCTTGATGGAGCGCACTACCCGCCTGACAAACTGGAGAAACTGGTCTCAGCATGACCACAACAGCCACGCTGAAGTTTGTAGTTGAGGGTGACAGCTATCAAGAACTGAAAGAGCGTGCTGATGCAGCCATCTCAAAGTTTCTTGAAATCTCTGACGAGTTTGACTTTGAAGATGATGACGAAGAGTACGAAGAAAACCCTCCAGCACACAAAATTGATTACGAGCTTGTTGTGTCTGAAAGCTCCGATATCTCTAGCGACCACCAGTACACAGCCGAAGTAATAGCAAGGATAAAAGATGTCAGACGATGACAAAACGACACCAGCACCAGAACCCGTTCTCCCCCGTGTCGAGGCTCTCAGAGAAGCGGCACGGATTATCGCAGGGGATAGAGATGTTCAGTACGGCGGACCAGAAGAGAATCTGACAAGGATTGCAAAAATCTGGTCCGTTCTTTTTGAGCGGGAAATAACAGCCGAAGAAGTTGCCATGGCGATGGTCGGTGTGAAACTTGCTCGATTTGTTTCTAAGTCAGGGTTCCAACCAGACACTTGGGTTGACATTGCCGGTTATGCCGGTTGCGGTTATGAAGTAGGGAAGCTAGCGACAGGAGAATAACTTCGTAATGAGGAAGATGCCATGGGAATTCGATGAGGCTAAGTGTCGAGAAGTCGGAGTTGAAATCTTCTTCAACAAAGACGCAGACGACCCCGAAAGGGTTGGCTTCCCCTCAGACCACTACCGACAAGCGAAGAAAATCTGCAACACCTGCGTCCATCAAAATGATTGCGCACTGTGGGGAATAGAAAACGAACTCCACGGTATGTGGGGAGGGCTGACCCCTAGGGAGCGCAGAACAATGCGTGGAAAAAGCAAAATAAACATTCCTAAGACAATCCCATACTCGCCAAACAGGTAGAATATAAGCATGAGCGCAGAACGGGTTATGGCACCACTGCCAACATGTGAAGCGTGTTGGCTTAAAGACCATACTCAGTGGGAACCCGAAAGCTGCGACGATGATGGGAACATTCTCATGCGTCTAAAGGGTGTAGACATCCCTCAGAAGTACAACACCCAGACCGTAGAAGTTTGCTCTCAGTGCGGGAAAATCACTATCTCTGGGATTTACGAACTTCGTGACCCAGAAGCAGACTCTTTCACCAATCAAAAAATTTCTACAATGAGCCGAAACACAGAGGCCCACTTCGACTTAGAAGAGTCAGAAGAAGAGTAGGCAAGTGAAAGACGTTCGTCTGGGAGAGTCCCTTTGGTCCCACTGGGAGGGCGAGGGCTACTTCTCGGAGAACCATTCAGACCTCGTGTACGTCACCCACGACCACGTTGAATCCGACAACGAAATCGTGCTTAGAGCCCTAGCCTCGACTCTCCAGAGAGACGGTGTAGTGGACTCGCTGGGAGACGGTTTTAAAGCCCTAGAAGGGGCTCTGTGGGACTTTGGATACTCAGGGTATGTAGATGGAGACACCCAACTTTTCGCCTGCGATGAAGATGGCGAAACCGAGTATGGCGACTATGTAGACCAATCTCTACCAACCACTTGGGTGGAAATTATACAAAACTAGTCCAATATCCCGGATTTATCTCGTCTAATCTACTATTATGGTGGCGTGTGGAAACCTGCCGACAACCTGAAGTGGCAGTCGGATGCTTTGTGCTCCAAACCCCAATTTCGTGAGAACCGAGAATGGTTCTTCTCGAAAGAAGCC